GGTGATGGAGCTATCGAAACCGACAAGGAGGTCTTGCAGGTCCGAGGGCGCCATGGTGTCCACGACTTCCGCCGTCACCGGGTCGGACGGGTCAGACCACTTGCCGGACGCCGATACGGCTACCAGGATGAACGTCCACACGCCGGAATCCAGCATGATCGTGGCCATGTCGCCGGACTCGCCCGTAATCGTGGCCATCTGCGTCGTGTTGTCCGGGGTGAACAGGTCTTCCCGCGAGACGTGCACCGCGACGTGGGAGAAGTCCATTGGTGACAGTGCGCCGTTGGCAAAGAGCCCGTTCCACCGGACCGCGGCGGAACCGATACCGGTGGTGACAGTCGCCGGGACCGGCTCGGGCGGGACGGGCCCGGCCAGGGTCACGGCGGCGTGCGTGCCGTCGAACTGCGCGCCGATGGCCGAAACCAGCGTGCCGTCCGTGTCGTACTCCGGGATCGTGCCCGCCTCAATGGACGAGGTGCCCAGCTGCGGCGTGGACAGTGCCATCACCGCATCCCTGTTGGCGGCCAACTGCTCAGAAAGCCACCGGGCCGAGTCGCGCAGGTCGCTCATGCTGCCTCTACTTTCAGGTTGATGTTTCCGGTGGTGCAGTCCGTGGTTAGCTCGAGGATCCGCACCCACGTATCGAGTTGCGCCCAGCCGGCGTCACCGGTGACGTACATCATGTCGCCGGGCTTGAACGAGCCGTAGGGCGCGAGCTCGTGATCCACGACGTCCAGGCTGTTGAAGATCCACACCGCGGACCGCTTGCCCACCTCCACGCGGCCGGCCGCGGCCGCCGCGTCCCGCTTCTTGAGGTCTTTCCGTTCGACTACCACGGCGCGGCGCACCCTGCCGGGGTTGCCGGTGACGGTGGCACTGACCATGGCCCGGCCGGTGCCGGCGCCCAGGACAATCACGTCGCTGGCGTAGTCGCGTTGCTGCAGCGGCGGCGGTGCCTTCACGTTGATGCCCACCTCAAACCGCAGATCCGAGCGCCGGCCGCCGAGCGTCGGCACGGCCAGTTCAATCCGGTGCGTGATGTTGTCCGACGAGTCCCACGCCGAGACTTCCCGGTAGTCGAATGGAGTATTTTTCACCAGATCGCCGACGACGTTGCCGAGGTCGTGAGTGTCCCACCAGGTCATCGTGAACGGCGCCGCTTCGCCGCCGTTGATCGCCGACTTGGCGGACTTCGCCGCGGTCAGGAGCTTCTTTTTCGCACTCCACGCCGTGTTCGCCGAGGTCGCCGTGGCCGTCTTGGTGTTGTAATCCGCCAGGGCCGAGTTCACCGCCGTCTGCGTGGAGACGGTCTGCGCCACCCACGCCTTGCCGGTCCAGATATATCCCTTGTTGCCGTTGTTGGTGTCCAGCCACAGGTTCTTGACCGAACGGCGCGTGCCGCTGGGTGCCGACGTCGAGAGCAGGAGCAGGCCGGACGCCGGCCGGCCTGCCGTGGCGAGCAACGCCACGCGCGCGACTTCCTTGGCTTTCGCCGCGGCCGTGTAGGTGGACTTCGCCGACGCTTCCGCCGAGACAGCAGTTGCCAGGGCGGACTTCGCTGCCGTCAGCTTCGGATCCTCCGGCGTGCCGAGGCGCACGCTCGAGGTGTCCGTGTCCACAACAACTTTCAGGTCGCCGCCGGGCGCCGATTGCAGATGCGCCCAGATCATCCGGTAAATGTCGAGCGGGTCCACCTGAATGCCCGCGTAGTCCGCGTCCACCCAGGGCATGCCAGTCGGGTACATGGAGAAACCGCCGGCTTCCACCTTGAGCCGGCCGCTCTCCGTGGTCACGTTGTCGATGATGCACGCCACCGGCGGCCGCCCGTCCTGTTCCGCGACGAGCAGCGCGCCCCACTCCTTCACCGAATCCCGGTTCGGGTAGCCGAGCGTGAGGTAGCCGAGGATCGCGCCGGGCCCGCTCACCGCTTCCGTCACCGAGGCGTTCTGCAGCGGCACGTCCCGGTCGATCCACACCCGATCCGGGAGGGTCAGGAGGTGGAACCGCCAGGGTGTCGGTGTCATTGCGCCCCTTCCGAGAACTCCCAGTCAATGACCACGCTGCTCTGATAATCCGCGTACCAACGCCCAGTGCCGGAGGTCTGATTGCCTTGGATGTTGATGTACTGGTACGTGCCGCGCATGGTGGAGTCGATGATGTGGGTGCCGACAACCGTGTAGTGGAACCGTCCGCCGGCGTCGGTGCCGTCCTGGACGATGATGCCGTTTTGGGAGGGCAGTGTTGAGCCGAATCCCGTCCGGACGCCCGCGACTGATTGGGAGTTGTCGTTGCTCTTGACGTAGACAATGCCGGGCATGTGAGCAACGATGTCCACCCTTGTCGCCCAGTCGGGCACAAGCACCGAGGGGCGCTGCGCGGAGGTGATCGGCCAGGAGCCGTAGTTACCGGCGGGGATTTGCTGCGCGGTGCCGGCAGACCAGTCGCCGGTTGGGAACACCGTGACCATGGCCCGGTCGCGGCGCGGCTGCGCCACCCTGCGGAGGTCCGTAATCATGGCGCTGGTGACGGTGCCTGTGGACGCCGGCAGCGCCACCTTGGCCAGCGCGATTGCCGGGTAGTTCAGGCCCAGTTCCTTGAATGTCAGCGTGCCGGAAGGCACGCCCTGGATGACCGTCGGGAAGTCGTATTGAAAGTTCGTCGGGTCCGCCGGCGGGTTGCCCTCATACTGCGGGTCGAGGATGCGGGCGACAATCAGGTCCGTGCGGCCGCCGCTGGAACCTGTGGCCGCGATAGTCACCGCCGTCCCGATGCCGTTGCGCAGCGTGTAGCTCTGCCCGGTCCCGCCAGGGTAGCGGTTCAGGAGCAGGCCGCCGCCGGGCGCGACGTTCACGGTGTTGTTCGGGACCGGCTGCGCCGTCACCTTGAGGTCGTTGACGCCGGCGACGCCCTCCGCGCCGCGGGTAGCGGCGTAGGCCATGGCGCGCAGCGTCTCGGTGCTGATCTGCGCGCCGCCGCCGACTGCCCAGGGGGTAGGGTCAAAAGCCATCGTGGACTCCTAGATAGATGCGTAAGCGTTGCGCCAGGACAGGGTTGCCGTGGCCGTGCCGGTTTGGTCGGTGCCGCCGAAACTGAACGACGTGGAGCCGGGCTGCAGCAGGGTTGCCGACAGCCGGGTCTTGCGAGTGAGGATCCCGCCGGCGGGGGCGCCGTTCTGCCAGGTCACGGTGCCGTCCCGCGGGCTAACCGTGATGGTCTGGTCATAGGCGAGCGTGGCGTTGAGTCCGACTTCCATGCTGCCGTCCGATGAGCGCACCCAGGGGTTCACTGCCGGGCCGTGGAACTTGACCTTGAGCGGGGTAGCCGAGTCGCCGGCGTTGGTGAGCAGTCCGGCCCGCGGGGTGGAGGACCGGACCGTCGAGAGCGGGGTGACGAACGGCGTCATCATGCCGCCGCTCGTCGCCGGGATCATCGTGAGCACGACAGCCGTTTCCACGTCGTCGTAGTGGAACGGGTCGAGCACCCGGAAATCACAGATGATCTTTCCGACGCCGATGTCCGCCACCGGGTCGGGGACCGGGCCGGTGTACCGGCCCGGCCGCCCGTAAACCCGCCGCCAACGGTTGTTCGTCTGGTAGGACAGCGGGACCATGATGCCCGGCTTGAGCCGGGTGGAGACGCGCCAGGCCGCTTCGAGGCTCGCGTTGGCCGCCAGCACGTCCGCGAGGCCGGCGCCCCTGGCTTGGAGCTCCCACGTCCACAGCCGTTCGCCGAGCAGGTCCACGCCCGGCACGAGGCCGTCGCGCTGGGACCGCTCGGAGTCGTTGCTGCGGACATCCGCGCCGCCAGGCACGAAATCCTTCACCTGCAGGGGCGCGTTGATGTCCTCGCCGGTGAAGTCGATGCCGCCTAGTGTGAACTCCATTAGTTCGATCCCCTTCGGTTACGGATCCGTGTCTGGTACTGCGCTTCCGAAAAGAAGTCCTGCGCGGTTGGCTTGTCCGGCACGGTGAAGTGGTACGTGTCGCCCCGGTCACCGATCGCCGCGGCCAGGCGGTCGTAGTCGATGCCGGCCGGTGCCGTTGCCCGCCCGCCGCCGATGGCGCCGCTGGTCAAGAGCCCGCCGTCGGCGAGATACCGGGTGGCGCCCTCCGGGACCAGGTTGAATCCCATCCGCCGGGCCCCTTCGCGCATGAGCTCGATGGAGCGTGCGGAACCGTCCAGCGGGGCGAACAATTCGGGCGCGGTCATGTTGTCGCCGATGACGCGCCAGGAGTTAGCCGGAACGATCGACGCCAGGGATGCGGACATGGGTGTCAGCGCCGGGTGCTCGCGCAGCCCGCCGTTGGCGTAGTAGTCCACCACTGCACCCTCAGCCCGGTACGCGCCGCCGGTCTTGTAGAGGTTCGCCTGGATTTGGCTGTTGGCTTTCAGCCGCTCGATGTCCGACATGGCTTGCCGGGTGTCGGCCACGACGTACACCGTGGCGGTGCTGCCATCCATGAGCCGGACGGTGGTGCGCACCGATTCCGCCGCAGCGCGGGCAGCCGCCGCACCCTTCTCGGCGATCTGCACCGTGCCGTTCGGGAGCGTCGTAACGACGTACCCGAGCGCCTTGAGCTTGGCGATGACCGCCGGCGACTGCGGTTCGGTGATGGTGACTTGCTTGTCCGGTGTCGCCAGGATGGTCCGGGTTAGTTCGTCAACCTTGAGCTTGACCGCCGGCGCCGAGCCGTCATCCGTGAGGACTGCCGTGGTCTTGCCCGGCACGCCGAACAGTGACTTGCTCAGTGCGTCTACCTGCTTCTGCGAAATGAGGCCCTTGTTGGCCAGGTCTTGCAGGGTGGCCCGGTAAGGCGCGAGCGCCTTATCGGCGTCCGAGGCAGCTTGCGATCCGCGGCCTTGCGACTTGGCCAGGTCAGCCGCCGCTAGTGCCGCGGTCTGCCCCTTCTGCGCCAGGCTGTCCAGCATGCCGGTGAGCCGGTCGCCGGCGTCGTTGAACGCGACACTGCCGTCCTTGTTGAATGCCAGCGTCTTGTTCAGCTTGTTACCGTTCGCGTCTACCTCATTGAAGAATCCGGCCAGGTCCCGCGAGGTCTTGGACAGGTCGCGGCTGCTCTGTTCCGCGGTCTTCGTTTTGCCGTTCATGGCGTCGATGATGTCCTGGTACGCCTGCAGCCGGTCCGACGTGTTAGCCGTCGAGTCGCCTACTTTCTTGATGGCGTCCGAGAGGGCCAGCGTGACCGGTTTCACGGCCGCCTGCTTGCCGTTCGCGTCCTGCCACGCCGCGGAACTATCCACAACTTCCGTGCGCATCGTGGACATGCCGCCGAGCAGTTGCGTGAGCGCGCCGCTGTTCAGGTTGGTTGCCGCGTCCGCGTTGATGTTGTACTGCGCTGCGAGGTCGATAAGCCGTTTCTTGGCTTCCTCGTGGACCGTTCCGCCCTGGCCCTGCGTGGTGTTGTATTCCAGGGTGGCCTGCCGCAGAGCGTTGATCTTGTTCTGCATGTCCACGAAAGCGGGGCCGCCCTTGGATACGGCATCCGCCGCGTCTTTCGCGTTGAGGTGGATGTCCTTGAGCGTGCCGGCGTAGTCCTTGAGCTTGTTTCCGGCCACGACGGCAGTGTTCTGCGTGACAGCACCGGTGTTCTGGTCCAGCGAGGCCGTGAAGTCCTTCACGCGCTGGTCCGTGTCCGCCTGCTGCTGCGCAAAGAATCCGAGCGCAGCGGACGCCGCACCAAGAGCGAGGCCCCAGGGCCCGCCGAAGACGCTCAGGAGCCCGGAGACGGCGCCGGCGAGGCCGCCGCCCTTGATCTTCCCCACGAGGCCGGAGATTGAGTCTCCGATCCCGCCGAGCGCGTCCTCTGCCGGGCCCTTGGCGGCGATGAAACCGCCGAAGGCGATAACCGCTGTCTGCACACCGGCCGGGAGGTCGGAGAATCCGCGCACCAGGTCAGCGATGGCACCAATGACGGGGGTTACGGCGCCGACGAGTACGCCCATGATGCTGGCGCCGGAGTGGAGCAGCGGCACCGCGGCGTTGAGCCCAGAGGTCAGCGCCCCGGACAAGGCCGAGGACAGGTCCGTGATAGCCGGCAACAGCGGTTCGGCTGCCCGGAAAATGTCACCCAGCGCTTCCCGCACGGCCGGCGAGGCGGCCGCAGCGGCAATGAGGGCCGTCAGCAGGGGGTTGAATCCGCCGACAAGCTTGCCGATGACGGGGATGTCCGCCAGGACTGCCCCGCTCAGGGCAGCAATGCCGCCGGTCAGGGCAGCCACGGCCGGCAGGTTGTGCTGCAGGGTGTCGAGTCCGTTGCTGATCTTCGAGAGGTCGAAGTCCTTGACCGCGTTCTTGAAGTTCTGGATGTGGACCGAGACGCCTGCCACGGCCGGCGAGAACCGGGTCATGATTAGGTCCACCACTGCGGGCGTCTTCTTCTCGATGGCCCGCAGCGCGTCCGCCCAGTCATTCGTCCACTGGACCAGCCGGCCGCCGCCGTTGTGCGCCACGAAAGGCTCTGCCAGGGCCGAACCGATGTCGCGGGTTGCCGACTTCACACGGTCCGCAGCACCGGTCATGGTCTGCTTCACGTTGGCCGCGGCGCCACCGAACCGGACTTCCATGCCCTTCACCAGAGCGTCAAGGGCAACCGTCGAATCAAGGGTGCCCTTGGTGATGGACGCCTTGATTTCCGGGCCCGTCTTGCCAAGGGACTTGCCGATGAGGTCCGCGGCGTTGATGCCGCGCTGGCCCAACTGCAGGAGGTCCTGGCCGGTGATCTTACCGGCGCCGGCGATCTGCGCGAGGATGGTGGAAATGTCGGAAATGTCCTGGTTGGAACCGCCGACGGCCGCCGTAGCGTCCTGCACGGCGTTCAGGTACGGGATGACCTTCTGCGCCGAGACGCCGAAACCGATTAGCTGCTGCTGCGCCGTGATGAACACCGATTTGGAGAACGGCGAGGTTTTGGCGAAGACATCCAGCTTGTCCATCTGCTTGTTCGCCTCTTGCGCGCCGCCCATGAGGGTCTTGAGCGCCGCGCGGGAGGTCTGCTGCAGGGTGTTGTAGGCGATGCCGGTCTGCAAGAGATTCTTGAGCACGTTCACGCTGGCCACACCCAGGGCGACCGTGGCCACCGCGGCAGCCTTGGCGCCGCCGCTCAGGGCGCCGGCCATCTGCGCGCCGGTGGACTCGGACTGCTTGCCGAGCTCACTGACCCGCGCGCCGGCGCCGATGACATCCCTGTCAAACGATGCTTTGTCCACCCGGAGGGTAGCCACCAGGTCCGCTACATTGAATGACATTCGTGCCTCGTCTCTATTTACTTGTCCGGAATCATGACCGATCGCAGCCGGGACGGTTTCTGCATGAGGCCGAGGATCCGCTTGCGGAGCCAGTGCCAGGACCGGGCCGCGAGCAGCGTGTCATCCTCGACGTCGATGCCGATGTCTTGCAGGTCCAATTCGATGAGGTTCCAGTGCGCGAACAGGTCCGCCCAATCGAATTGCGGCGCCGCCTGCGGGGGTTTCTCCCCGCGGGCGGCGGCGCCGCGCCGCTTTACTTCGTCTTTCCACCACTGCGGGTAGACGTAACGCTCGTACCGTCCGGTGTCGGCGTCGTAACGGCCGGTGCCAAACCGGGCGATGTCGGCGAGGGTAGGCCGTTCGGGAACAAAATGGTTTCCACCACTTTGCTCGGCCCGCCCTCCAAAAAAGCCTCCACCCCCTCGAGTCCGATGGTGTTCCAGTACAGCGCGCACAGCGCCACCGGCGTCACCTGGGGGAGCCGGAGAGTGTTCTGGCACCGGTCGTACAGTTCCGCGCCCATGGCAGCCTTGAACAAGTTCACCTGTTCGTCCAGGCTCATCTGCTCGAACGTTCCGAACGTGATGCCCATGAGGGCCATGTGCAGCGCCGCGCCTTCTGCGGCCGGAAGCGGGGGAACCACGAACGTCTCGCCGTAAGCTTCGACTTCGAGGTTCCGCCCGACTTCCTTTGCCGTGATTTCTTGCATGGTGTTTCCCTTCGTAGAGTGTGTCCGCCGGGCCAGGGTTGGCTAGGCGGCCTTGTTCGGGTTGACGATGGTTTTCCGGTCGCCCTTGGAAGTGATGGTGAACTGGAACATTCCGGGGTCAGCGTTGCCGGTGTTCTTGCGGCCGTCGGAGACGGTGCCGCTGAACTGGTAGGCGTAGCTGGCGCCCTTCTCGTCGTAGTACCGGAAGATGCCGACAGCGCCGGCGCCGCGGGTTTCCGGTGCGGACAGTGCCAGCAGGGCCAGGAGCTCCGGCTGGAACTCGCCGGTTTCCGAGCGGACGGCCAGGACGTCGAACGTTGCCGTGAACGTCTCGCCGGTCTTGGACTCAGACTGCGAGCCGTGGTTGGCGTAGGTGGCCGTGTCGGTCATCTTGGGTGCGCCGTTGGGGGCAATGCCGGTGATGTCCGGGATGTTCAGCCACACCGGGGCGATGTCCGTGCCGGTGTTGATGTCCCAAACGAGCTCGTAGCTGTTCGCTACCGAGCCGGCGGTGGGTGTCGGAATGGTGGGAGTGGTCATTGGTTTCCTCCTGGATTGGTGTGCTTACCTGCTAGATCGGGTGGTTGGAAGTGCGCCGCGAAAAAGACATCTTGTAGTTATCGGACCGTTCCGCCCACCCGTTTGTGTCCTCACCCAGCGGGATAGAGGAAACTCTTGATACCGAACTGATCGCCGGCTTTCCGGCCACCAGGGGGAGATACCGGGCGCCGTGGAAAAGATCAAACACGGCATCCGCCATGTCGTCGTTCTCCGTGCCGGGGGCCCGGAACCTGAACTGAACCTGCACCATGCCGACGGCCAGCACCTCGTCATCCGTGGGCGTGTACGTGCCCAGGGTGATGAGGCGCGCTGGCGCGGCCAGGACGTTCTTGAGCGTCACCGCCCGGTCATCCGGGAGGTAAACACTCGTGGTGTCTTCCTCCGGGATGTACCGGGCAATGCCGTTGTCATCGAGCATCCGGGCGACGCCCTCGAGCAGCAGCGTCGTGAATCCCTTCGGCAGAGCCGCGAGCGTCGTCATGAGCGCAGGCTCCTTCGCATGGCAGCGCCGACGAGTCCCATAAGCTCCGTCGCGTTGTTGATCGCCGGCGCCTCGAGGTACTTGGCCTGGCCGCCCTTCGGGTGCCGCCAGTGCAGTTCCTCATGCTGGCGGGCCGCGTAGGGCAGGTCATTGGATACCTTCGACATCAGTTCACCGGGCATGGCGTAGGTCGGGATGGTGCCCTGCCGCAAATCGCCGAGGTCGATGGGCGTCAAGGGCACCGAGAGCGCGACGAGCCGGTCCGCCGCAGTGTTGAGTCCGTTGGCGATGCCCTGCGCCGTGGCGTTGAGTGCTTCGTCAATGCTCAGATTCAGGCTCACGCTGATGCTCATAGCCGTCCTTCCGGGTCAGGTGAGAAACGCTTCGGTGTGGGAAGGCACGCGGGGCGCGTCGTAGAACGCCGTGGAAATGACGCGCGCCGTGCGTTCCCGGTGCGTGCCGGCCCACACGGTCACCCTGGACATGGGCGGAAGCTCGCGCTCCGGGTCCAACCAGACCGTCGTAGATGACATTTCATCCTTGCCGTCCGGCGCTACCTGCGTCCGCTTGGTGTCCTCCACATACACGCGGTCCCACGTCTCCGCTGGCCCATACTTCTCGCCGCGCGCCCCGGTGCCGAGGTAGGGCTCAACGATGATCGTGTGCGGCAGCAGCCGCTTGGGGATCCGCATGGTGGTTTACCGTCTTCCTACTGCGGAGCCGTGGAGTCCGGCCAGGTCAAGAATCTCGATGGCTTCCGGTGCGTGCCGCGAAATCTGCTTGGAACGGGGAGTGTCGCCGGCGCTCTTGACGCCGCCGAGGCCGAGTGAACCGATGGACAGGTGCCCCATGCCGGCAGCCGCGCCGGAGGTGTCGCCCGTCTCGAGCCAGAAAGCCGCCTGCGCGATCGTCGCGTCACGCAGAGCTTCCAGGATGCCGAGCTCAACCGGGTAGCCTTCCTCGTCGCACTCATAGACCGCGTTGCGGGTCAGTGCGGCGATGTGGGTAGACGCCCGGTTCAGGAGCTTCTGGCAGTCCGCCGGAGCGGGCCCGTCGGCGTAATCGGAGTCGGCCCAGTCCGTCGCCATGGCGTACTTGGGACGGGACTGGACCGGCGTGCCGAGGTAGTCGTTGCTACTTGCCATCTGCCGCGGCTGCCGGCTTGGCCGCCTTGGGCTCGCCGACGGTGTAGTCCGGGGACTGCTCGAAGAATGCGATCGCCGGGGCAACCTCAGTCTCCGCGCGGCCGTCCACAAACTCGACGCCGAGGACGAAACCGTCGAATGCCTTCTTGGCCTGGATCTTTGCCATGTGATTTTCTCCTAATGCGAGGGGGGATGAGGGGGTGCCGGCGGGCGCAGATCGGGTTCATGACAGGGACGAAAGGCCGCGGGGCTGAAATCCCCGAACCGTCTTCATGCGGTCCCGTATTGCAAGAGTCCCGCGCGCATGTTGACGCCCGCCGGCAAATCAGTGGGGGCTTGTTACTGCTCGGGCTGTTCGGTCAGGTCCGCGCCCTGGGCCGGGCGCAGCGGGGCGTCGTGGTCCGTCAGGAGGTCAAGGACTTCCTGCTTGGACTTCGCGCCGCCGAGGTCGATTTCGTTTTCCTTGGCGAAAGCTTTCAGCTGCGGGAGCGTGAGCTCGTCCAGCTTCTTCGCTTCCTGGCCGGCCTTCTCCGAGTCGGCCGCGTGCGAGAGCTTGTCCTCGTTCAGCGCGTCCGGGTTGTGGTCCGTGCCGGCGCCGTGCTGGTCGTACTGCTCGCTGACCTCGCCGATTTCCGACATGGGGATGTCGGGCTGGCCGCTGGCTTCCAGCGCCCGCTCGCGCGCCTTGCCTTCCAGCAGATCCCAGTTGTCCAGGCTGGACAGCCGCTCGATGTCGTACTTGTCCGTGGTGACAAAGACGTCATCCGAGTTTCGATTCTTGAAGACCTTGCTCATTGCTTCCTCATTTCCGTGAGTCGTGCCAGGGGGTGCGCAGCGCGGCGCCGGCGGGTGGCCGACGCCGCACTGCAGGTCAACGCTGGTTAGGCGTTGTTCGGGCCGGTCAGCAGCACCGCGCGGTTCGGGTCAAGGGTCTTGACGCCGTAGAGGGTGTCCAAAGAAACCACTGTCTGCTTGTACTTGATGTCGTACAGGTAGGCGATCCGGATGTTGATGCCCTTGTAGGACACCACCGAGGCGTTGGAGCCGGGAGCGACCTCGAGCGGGGCCGACGCGAAGGAGAACGCCGTCTTGTGGAAGGCGAGGCCCTGCTCCGTGGAAGGGGTGCCGGACACGGCGGACGGCTGACCGACGTTCTGCGTCTTGAACGCATTGAAGCCGAACAGATCGTTACCGATCGAGCCCTGGCGCAGCGCCTCCGTGGAGCCGGACCGGTTGGCCTGCTTGATGAGGTCCGAGTTCAGCCAGCGAGCGGCCGTGGTCGGGCCGGTGACGGCGAAACGGTCCGAGGTGGGGACCTTGTTGATGTCCAGCAGTCGGCCGGCTTCGATCAGGACCTCCGGCTTGTCCCACTCGAATCCGGCGGGGGTGATGCCGGCCTTCTGAGTGATGTCCGAGCGCAGGCTGAGGATGGCGCGGTCGATGTGCTGCGCGATCGCCTCCATGGCCGGATCCAGGAACTGAGTGGCGAAGTCCTGAATCTTGAGGGTCAGGTCCTCCGTGGTCACGGTGAAGGAAACATCCGCGATCTTGTCCAGCTTGACCGGGATGGAGCCTTCCGAGGCGTCCTGCGGCACGATGCCAACCGAACGGTCGAAGACGTTGGCCGTGAACACGGCCGGCTTCCGCACGTTCACGGTGTCGCCCACCTTGGCCGTGGTGAAGGAGCTCGAGACGTCCGTGTAAACCAGCGGGAGCATCTGAGTGGTTTCGTAGAGGGTCGCAAGCGCCTGAGTGGCCAGGACCGAGGGGGTGAGCAG